AAAAGATTGCTATATATTAATAAACAACATTATCAAAAATATATAGATAAATGGGACGGTAAAAAAATGCCACAAGATGATGTAATCATGACAGAAAGTGGAATTTTAATGTCATTTCATTTAAAACCAAGTGCGGCTATTAAATATTTTGAAAGTAATTGCACAGACATATCAGATAGGGATGGAAATGGTACACCAGTTACTGTTTATATTAAGAAATTTTCAGGTTATAAAATAGAATAGGAGAATAAAAAATGGGTTTATCAGAACAAGAAATAAGTGATAATTATCAAAAATTAATTGATATTATTGAAACTTATATTTCAAGTGAAAGAAAGAAAAAATTAATTGAATTGTATGAACAAATTGCGGACCGAGTAGCAACTGCTCCTGCTTCAAGTATTAATACTTTTCATGGTTGTTATCCAGGTGGATATGTTAATCATGTATTAGGTGTTGTTGACTTTTCAATTAAATTGTACAATTTATGGAAAGAAAACGGCGCCGACGTTGAAGATTACCAATTAGAAAATTTAGTATTTTGTGCCATTAACCATGATTTAGGCAAAGTTGGTGATATGGAAAATGATTATTATATTCCAAATACAAGTGATTGGCATGTTAAAAATCAAGGACGAGTTTATGTTGATAATCCATCACTTATTAATATGTCTGTACCTGATAGGAGTATATGGATGTTACAAAACGCTGGAATAACAATTTCTCAAAATGAATTTATGGCAATTAAATTGCATGATGGTCCATATGTTGATGAGAACAAAGGGTACTTCAGCGCATTTCAAGAACATAGACAAATTAGAAGTAATATGGTTTTCATTTTACATTATGCCGATTATATGGCTTGTAGAATTGAATATGAAAAAGAGAGAAATAATAGAGGATCTCAAACTGGTTCAATAACTAAACCTAAAAATCAGAATACAAACAATAAATTATCAGAGTCGACTGCCTCAAAAAATGCATCTGATTTATTTGCCAAAATGTTTGAAAAGAAAGATTGAGGTATGATATGATTAATGTATATGTTGTAATCATAGTTATTTTAGCAATTGCATTAATATTTTCTATTTTTGGAAATATTAATTTATTGCGGAAATATGAAAATGCAGAAACTGCTTTTGAATCAAGTGAACAATCAAGGGAAGAAATGGAATTGTGGATAACTACATTTTCTAATCAATTAATTGAAATTGATAAGGGCATTCATGAAATTGATCGAAAAGGATCATTTGATTCGGACGATGAAATTGGATTTTTCTTCAAAGAAATCAAAAAAATGAATGAAGAATTAAAACAATTCATACAAAATTAACCAAATCACATATATATAATAAACTTTAAATTTTGTCGGCTTTGAGGTAATTTTTTTACCTTTTAGTTGTATAATGCAACGAAAAAGTCGGCGAAAATTAATTTAACATAAAATTAATTTAAAAAAGGAACACAATGACTACTCAATTAATGGCATTTCTTTCTGCCAAAAGAAACAGACTTAAAGTCTATCAAAACAACAACGTTTATTTAAAATCAGGTACTGAATTCGAAATTGAATTGTACAATCCACACCAGAATAATATTCTGGCAATGATTTATATTAATGATAATTTAATATCATCTTCTGGGCTTGTTATTAAACCTGGTCAAAGAATTTATTTAGATAGATATATGGATACACCTAATAAATTTAAATTCAGTACATATGAAGTTGATGATAATAAATTAAGTAATCAAGCAATTAAAAATAATGGAAAAGTCAAAATTGTTTTTTACGCAGAAAAACGATCTTATTTTACAATATCTGCACCAATAATTTATAATAATTTTAATAATTATGATTGGAAATTAGATGGTACATGTACATACCCTGTCCCGCAGTTGACCACTACTGAAGGTATAACATTCATATCATCTGATACAACATCATATTATTGCAATACTGGTAATTGTAACCTTTCGGATATTAGTGGATATTCAACATCAGCAACAATATCTACAAACCAACCAACTAAAGAAACAGGCAGAATTGAAAAGGGTGGATCTTCAAATCAGAAATTTGAATCAATTAATATGGAGTTTGAAAATTATCCAATTTCAACTGTTGAATATCAAATATTACCGGAATCTCAAAAAAATATGACGTTGCAGGATATAAAAATGTATTGTCCGCAATGTAGATACAGAATTCGAAAAGAAACATGGACATATTGTCCAAAATGTGGTGAAAAATTATAAGCCGATTAGGCAAGGAAAATAAATTGATGGAATCCAAAAGAGAAAAGAACAAAAGATATTTTACATCAGAAACTCAGGCTGCGATTATTAAATACAACACATGTGATGACAAAGTAATTCGCGAACAACTGTATCGTGAACATATTGATTATCCTTTTAATAAGCTTGCGGAAATTTTAATTCATAAAGGCAAATTTTATTATGCTGGCCCAAATATGACTGAAATTAAAGCGGAAGTTATATGGCATTTACTTGAAAAATTAAATAATTACACTGAAACGAAGGGTAGGGCTTATTCATATTTTACAGTGGTTGCTTGGAGATTTTTAATAAATTTGAACAACACTAATTATCAGAAAATTAAAAATAGATCGACTGATGAATTTGATAATGATTCAAATGATATAAGTCTTTCATATGATACTGAACAATCAATTGACAGGGAAAAATTCTTTGATGAATTTACTATTTATATGGATGAAAATTTAGCCAGATTTTTTCCACGAAAGAAAGAAATGGATATTGCAAATGCTGTATTAGAAATTATCAAAAGACGATATAATATTGAAAATTTTAATAAAAAAGCACTATATATTTATATAAGGGAAATGACAAATTGTAAATCATCTCAAATTACATCTATTGTTAGCTCTATGAAAATAATATATGAAAAAGCATGGGACGATTATATGAACAACGGTTGTTTGTCATATATGAAAATTTATAAATAGGATAATTATGGAAGATCATGATAGCGCATTCGATGCAACCATATTTGGAAAAAAATCATTTAGTGATTTATTAAAAGATATATACACCACTTCTAAACAAAAAGAAAAACAAATTACTATTCTTATTGAAGAATTACGCCCATTAGTAAAAACAATCGGCGATGCAACTGTTATTGTTCCATTAATAAAGGAATACATGGATGTGGGCGTAAAAAATGATGACATGTTAGTTAAAATGGCTGCTATTGTACAACGTTCATTACAATCAAAAACTACCATGGGCGGTAATGCTGATTTTGAAATAACCCAGGAAGAAATTGATGAATTAGAACGCCTCAAAAACAGTAATGTTTCATCCGATGTAAAAAATAAAACGAATAACGCTCTTTTGAATAAATTGAATGAAATAACGGAAGAAGGAACTCATGATAAGAACGATGCAAGTTGATCCGAAATCAACTACTCGATATATTGTCCCAAATCCAAATTTAGCTAAATTCGGCATGACTGAACATGCCGAAGTGCTTGATATTATATTGGATGATAAACACCCACAATATGGTGGCCCAAAAGATATAGGTAAAATTTTTATTAGACGTGCATATACTGAAAATTCTACATCAAATGTTGCCGTTGCATATCCATTAATTCCAAACCAACAATTTTATCCTGTAAGATTTGAAATAGTTTTAATTGTGAATGGACCATCAATTAATGATGGCCATTCATTTTATTATTTGTCACCATATAATATATGGGGCATGGTTAATCATAATGCAATGCCATATTTAGATGGACTATATGGAAAAGATTATAACGCTGATGGCGGCGAAGGCGGCGAAGGTGTAAATATTTCTGATAAAATCAAAGTAAATGGAAATGATGTTGAACTTGAATTAGGTGATATTTTTGAGGAAAATCTTAGCGTACCACTTTTGCAACCCTACGAAGGCGATTATATATTAAATGGCAGATGGGGAAATAGTATTCGATTTGGTAGTACAACTTTGAATAAAAATAATTGGTCACTGAAGGGAAATAACGGTAATCCAATTATTATAATCAGTAATAATGCCCCAAAAACAAAGAAAAAAGGTGGACAACCAATCAGTACTGAAAATATTAATGAAGATGATTCAACTATTTATCTTTGTTCCAATCAATTGATTGGTTTAAATCCATCATCAACTAATTACAGTGCTTATCGAAACATTCCAGAAAAAGTATCATCATTTACAGGTAAACAAATACTTTTTAATTCTGACAGAATAGTGATTAATTCTAAACGAAGTGATACTCTAATATCATCTAAAAAATCGATAGGATTATCCGCATTAACAATTAATATTTCTGCAGATAAGGAATTTGTTGTTAATTCTGAAAAGAATTATTTAGGGACAAATGCTAACGAACCAATTCCTCTAGGTAGACAACTTGTATTGTGGCTCAAAGAATTAACAACTGCACTTTCAGTGCTAACTGTTGTTACACCGTCCGGCCCAAGCACACCACCAGTCAATATTAACAGTTTCATTACATTGGCAAGTAAGCTTGAAACAATTTTAAGTCAAAAGTCCTTCACAGAATAATTTAAAAATCATTTCAATCAATACTTATTTATAAATAGATAAGGATGTTCACTATGAAAAAAGCAGAACTTTTTAACCTTTTTAAAGAATATTTTGATACTGAACTCAAGTATTTAGTTAAAGATATGGTTATTAATGAGATTAAAAAACAAAGATCAAATACATCTTCGTTATATGAAGATAATGTAACAAAAAATGTAGCAAAAAAATCATCAACTCCTAAACCTAAACCTCCCAAACCACAACCTGAATTATTTAAAAATGATAATATTATAGGCCAAATTTTAAATGAAACATTATCTGAAAATTTAATTGTTGAAGAAAAAGAAGATGATGGAATAGAATGGCCAACATTTGATAGACGGCTGTTTATTCCTAAATCACAGTTAGCAAAGGAAAATGCAAACAAAAAATATTCCGATGAAGAATTAAATGAAAAATCATTAATGAGAAGTAAATATTCAAATATTGTTTCATACGATGAAAACGCATTTACATCTGCTAATTCTATTAATTATCAAAGTAATCCAACCGTGGAAGAGATGATACCAGAAGATATGTCACACGTTCCACTCCCGGAAGAACTGACAGCTGCATTAACCAGAGATTATACTCAATTGGTTAAAACATTTAAAAAGAAAGGATAATTTATGGACGAAGCAATGATTAGAATAGATCCATTAGATTTTGAGGGTAATGTTGCGATAGGATTAAAATTACCTCTGAATAATTCCAATAATTCTTTCTTTGCTTTGAATTATACGAGTTGGGAACAACTTCGAAGTAATTTGAAAAATCTTCTTTTAACTGAAAAGGGTGAGAGATACATGCTGCCAGATTATGGTGCTGGACTAAGGAAATTTATTTTTGAACCAAATGACGATATTACGTTAAGCGTAATTGAAGAATATATAACTGAAACCGTTGCAAAATGGATGCCACGTGTTAATATTAATTCAGTTGATATATCAAAAAATGAAAGAAATGAACATCAATTGAATGTATCAATTAGTTTTAGCGATAAATATGATGAATCGAATAATGATGTTTTAACAATTGATTTTATCACAATGTAAAGGAAATATGAGTTTAGAAATTAAAGACATACGTTATCTTAATAAGGACTTTGCCCAATTCAGAGAATCTTTATTGAATTTTGCAAAAAATTATTATAAAGATACGTTTAATGATTTTGACCCAAATGATCCAGCAATGATGTTCATTGAAATGGCAGCATATGTTGGTGATGTGTTATCATATTACATGGATAATCAATTAAAAGAAAGTTTACTTTTTTTAGCTGAAGAAAAGAAAAATGTTGTGATGTTGGCACAATCATTGGGATATCGACCAAAAAATACTGTTACTTCTAAAGGTAAATTAGATGTATATCAACTTATACCAAGTATTGGTACTGGTGTAAGTGTTTCACCTGATTATAGATATGCATTGAGAATATCAAGTGGAATGAACATTAAATCAATTGAAAGTAGCGTTAATTTTAGAACATTAAGTAACGTCGACTTTTCATTTTCCAGCTCATATGATCCAACTGAAGTCGGCGTTTATCAAGTTGATAGTTTTGGTACTCCAACTTTTTTCCTTTTGAAAAAAACTGTTGATATTGAGTCAGCAACTCAAACAACTTATATTGAAACGATTAATGAACCAGAAAGATACAAAAAAATATTATTGCCTGATTTAGATATTGTTTCAATTGATGAAATTATTGATTCAGATGGTAATACTTGGTATGAAGTGCCATATTTAGCACAAGATACAATTTTTGAAGAAGTGAACAATATCGCAGTTAATGATTCATCATTATATCAATATTCATCTTCAACACCATTTTTATTAAAATACAAACGGGTACCTAGAAGATTTATAACTCGATACAGAAATGATAAAAAAATTGAATT